GACATGATCTGATACATCATAGGGGGCTGTTCACGGGCAGCCCCCGCCACCACGAGAGGACTCCTGACATGATCCCCAAGACCGGCCAGTGGGCCGTCCTTCGACACCCCCTTCTCCCGCAATATGCCTGCCCGCGCCCGGTCGAGGTCGTGGGCCGGACTCCCCGCCGCGCCCAAGTCCTGAAGAACGCTGACCGCAGCCGCGTGACGAACGTGATGCTCACCCGCGTCATGGCCGCGTTCAACACCCAAGCCGAGGCCGAGCGGTTCTGCGCCGCCGCGTTCGCCCTGCGCGTCGCGCGCGACGAGGCTGAGCGCGCTGCCGAGCACACCTACAACGAGGCGATCGCCGCCCTCCTGAGAGACACCTGATGCCTGATCGCCTGCATATCGACTTCGAGACGTTCTCCCTGATGAACCTGAAGGACACCGGGTCGTCGGTCTATGCACGGCACGCCTCGACCGAGGCCCTGATGACGGCCTTCGCCTTCAACGATTCGCCGATCCAGCAGCTTGCCCACGCCGAGGGCGAGCCGCTGACGGCTGAACTGACGGAAGCCCTGATCGACCCCGAGGTCGTCAAGTGGGCGTGGAACGCACCCTTCGAGATGCAGATCATCGAGCATACCCTCGGGCTGCCGGTGGACATTCGCCAGTGGCGCGACACCATGGTCCTCGCGCTGCATTGCTCGCTGCCCGGATCTCTGGGCAAGGCGGGCGAGGTCATCGGCCTGCCCATGGATCAACAGAAGGACCGCCGGGGCAAGGCCCTGATGCGGAAGTTCTCGTTCCCCCGAAAGCCGACGAAGAACAACCCCGCGACGCGGGTGTTCTGGTATGACGACCCCGACGCATGGTGCGACTACCTCGACTATAACGTCAGCGACGTGGAGTCCGAGCGCGCGATCTACCGCCGCCTGCGGAAATACGACATGAGCGCCGACGAGTGGGACCTCTGGTTTCTCGATCAGGAGATCAACCGGGCCGGGCTGCCGATCAACCGGGCCATGGTGACGAACGCGCTGCGGATCTACGAGCAGGCGCTCGCCGAGGCGCTGGACGAGATGGGCGAGATCACCGGCCTCGCGAACCCGAACTCGCTCAAGCAGCTTCTCCCGTGGCTGCAAGACATGGGCTACCCCTACGAGGACATGAAGAAGGGCCACATCAAGCAGGCGCTCGCGGACATCGGGAACCGGGTGCAGGACGGCGTGGTGGCCTATGAGGAGGTCGCCGACCTCTACCGGGTGCTGGAACTGCGCGCTGAAACCTCGCGCACCTCGATCAAAAAATACTACGCCCTCGACCGGGCGACCGACGAAGACGGCCTGCTGCGGAACGTGCTTCAGATGAACGGCGCGGCGCGCACGGGGCGCTACGCCGGGCGGATCTTCCAGCCGCAGAACCTCCCCCGGCCCGAGAAGCGGTTTGAGCCGATGCAGCCGCAGATCGCGCGGGCGATCGAACATCTGGATCTCGACGCCCTGCGGATGGTTCACGGCAACCCCTTCGACGTGCTGGCCTCCGCGCTGCGCCCGGCGGCGCAGGCCCCCGAAGGCTTCACTTTTCTGGACGCCGACCTGAACGCGATCGAGAACAGGGTGCTCGGCTGGCTCGCCTCCTGCGACAAGATCCTCGACGTGTTCAAGCTGAAGCGGGACCCCTACCTCGCGTTCGCCGCCTACCTCTACGATCAGCCCTACGAAGACCTCTGGCACGAATACAAGGTGCTCGGGAACGGCGCGAAGCGCAGCATCGGCAAGCCCGGCACGCTGGGCGCGGGCTACGGCATGGGTGCGGGGCAGCAGCGCGTGAACCACCAGACGGGCGAGATCGAGGCCACCGGCCTGCTCGGTTATGCGTGGGGCATGGGCGTCTCGCAGTTCACGCAGGAAGACGCGCAGCACTCGATCGACACCTTCCGGCGCGAGTTCAAAGAGGTGAAGTCCTACTGGTATGCCCTTGAGAAAGCCGCCAAGCGGTGCGTCCGCACGGGCAAGCCGCAGGAGGAGGGCTTCGTCCGGTTCGACATCAAAGGCCCCTTCATGCGGATGATCCTGCCCTCTGGGCGACCGCTGCACTACCTGCGGCCCAAGCTCGAAGAACGGGAGACGCCGTGGGGCGAGATGCGCCAGTCGCTCACCTACGAGGGGCTGAACGACAAGAAGCAATGGGTGCGGACCCACACCACGCCGGGCAAGATCGTGGAGAACGCCGACCAAGCGATCAGCCGGGACCTCCTCGTCCACGGTATGAAGCTGGCGAAGAAGGAAGGGCTGGACATTCGGCTGCACGTCCACGACCAGATCACCCCGCTTATCCGCGAGGAAGACGCAGCGGCCAAGCTGCCGATCCTCATTCAGTGCATGGAGGAGGTGCCTAGCTGGGCACCCGGCCTGCCGCTCGGTTCTGCCGGGCATATCACCACCCACTTCATCAAGGACTGACGCAATGGCCTCTATCTCTGACCTGATCTACACCCACCAGAAAACCGGCCAGCACTACCGGGTGCTCCATATCGCGATCGAGGAGGGCAGCATGACCCCCGTGGTGGTCTATACCTCGATCTTCGGTGGTGCCGTTTGGACCCGGCCCGTGGCCGAGTTCTTCGACGGACGGTTCATCACCGGGGGCCGCGAGCCTATGGCTGACGACACCGGCCTGTCGCTGCAAGAGCAGACCTAATGCGGGAGTCCGCCGTCGAGATGCCGGTCGTGCGCCGCGCCGAGACGGCGGGCTACTTCGTGCGGAAGGTGCAATGGCCGGGGAGACGGCACGCGCCCGACCGGCTCTTTGCCCGCGCTGACCGAGGAACCGTCTTCATCGAGTTCAAGCGCCCCGGCGAGCCGCCTCGCCGGGGTCAGGCTGTCGAGCACGAGCGGATGCGGAAGGCTGGCATCGAAGTGCATGTCTGCGATACGGTGACAGACGCGCTGCGCATCCTCTGGCTCCTGCCCGGCCACAACGGCGGGCCTCCGCTGGACGAAGACTTTAGGGACATCGTATGAAGGCCGTTCTGCCGAAGCACCTGACCGACCTCGAAGCGATCGAGTTGATTCATGGCCCGCCGCCGACGATCCTCGACGCTGAGAACCTGCGCCCCTACCAAGACTGGATGGTGGACGCGATCAAGGACCTGCCGGGCGTCCTGCTGGGCGCTGAGATGGGCCTCGGGAAGACCGGCGCGGTGCTGAAGGCCGTGTCGGACCTGATCGCGACCGGAGAGGCCAAGCACGTCCTGATTATTGCGCCCCTGCGCGTGTCCGAGAACACATGGCCCGAGGAGATCGCGAAGTGGTCGTTCTCGCGGCACCTGAAATACCGGATCGTCACCGGCACCGAGGCTGAGCGGAAGGCCGCGCTGCGCTTCGGGCCGTGCAAGATCACGATCGTCAACAGGGAAAACCTCGGCTGGCTCCTGAAGTATATCGGCCTCCGGCGCTGGCCCTTCGACACGATCATCTATGACGAGGTGAGCCGCCTGAAGGCTGGCCGGAAGCGGTCGAAGCCGAAGCCGCGAGCGGACGGCACGATGCCCGCGCCGCGCCTCACCGAGCTTGGCGTGCTCGATCGCGTGCGGACGAAGACGGTCCGGTTCGTCGGGCTGTCCGGCACCCCGGCCCCGAACGGCCTGATCGACCTCTGGGGGCCGATGTATGCCGTGGACAAGGGCGAACGCCTCGGCACGTCGATCACGAGCTACAAGCAGCGGTGGTTCATCGAGAACCAATACGCCCATACGATCGAGCCTCTGGAACACGCCGAAGACGAGATCATGGGCCGGATCAAGGATCGGTTCTTCGCGCTGCGCGAGCAGGACTATCTGGATCTGCCGCCGCTGGTCGAACAGGACCACAAGGTCAAGCTCGACCGCAAGGTGATGAAACGCTACCGCGAGTTTGAGCGCGAAATGGCGATCGACCTGATGAACAACCGGAACGAGCCGGAAACGATCGAGGCCGTGAACAACGGCGTGCTCACCGGAAAGCTGCTTCAGTTCGCCAACGGCTCGCTCTACAGCGAGGACGGCGACGCCGTGCCCGTCCACACCGCGAAGCTGGACGCCCTCGAATCCATCGTCCAAGAGAGCGGCGGTGCGCCAATGCTGGTTGCCTACTCGTTCAAGTTCGATAAAGATGCGATCAGAAAGCGGTTTCCCTACGTTCGGGTTTTCGGCGAGCGCGACAGCGACATGCGCGACTGGAACGCCGGACGGATTCGGATGATGATGCTGCACCCCGCCAGTGCGGGGCACGGTCTGAACTTTCAGGCCGGGTCCAACATCTCGGTCTGGTATGGGCTGACGTGGAGTCACGAACTCTACATGCAGTTCCTCAAGCGGCTGCACCGATCGGGGCAGAAGCGCGATCGGGTGTTCCTCCATCGGATCATCGCCGAGGGCACCGCCGACGAATTGATCCTGCCGGTCCTGCGGAACCGGAAGGCGACCGAAGACCGATTGAAGGAAGCTGTCATGGTGCAGTTGGAGAGGGCCGCGCATGGCTAAGAGCATCGAAAAGCGGCTGGACCTGCACCGGCAATCCCGCCAGCAGGGCGTGGATCACCGGCTCGCGGCGGACGGCGACGTCACGGCCAAGGGCGTGACGACGGCATGGCTGTCGGCGGCGTTCAAGATGCCCGAGCCGACCGTGCGCTACCGGCTGCGCGGCTGCCCGATCAAGGCGACGAAGACGCGCGGCACGAAGATGAAGGTCCACCTCTACGACCTGCGCACGGCGGCGGGCTTCCTGATCGCCCCGGCCTTCTCCACGAAGGAATACATGAAGTCGCTGAAGAAGGGCGACCTGCCCCCGGCGCTTCAGCAGTCGGTCTGGGACGCCATGCTGAAGC